TTTTGATATATCCTCCGCTTTTGAGATTATCTACATCAAAAACGGCGATGAGTTAGCGTAATGGCTACCACCAAAGACGTAAAAAGGCTTCCTTCCGGTCGTTTGCAATATCGCGGGGAAACGTTCTCTGGGTATAACAAGCCTAAGAAAACGCCCGGAAAGTCCAAGAAAAGCGCGGTTTTGGCTAAAAAAGGCAGTGAAGTAAAGCTTGTTCGTTTTGGTGATCCCAACATGTCGATCAAAAAGGACCAGCCGGGGCGCAGAAGTAATTTTAGGGCGCGACATAATTGCGATACCGCAAAAGACAGGTTTTCTGCTAGATATTGGTCTTGCAAGGCGTGGTAGACATGAGGGTAGAAGAAGTTTTATCTCGATTGGAAAAGCACGAAGCGGAATGCAATTTGCGTTATAAGCGTATTGAAGAGCGGTTAGACGACCAAAAAGAAATGGTGTCAAAAAATTCTGAAGCGTTGACGCGTTTAGATATGAAGATTTGGGGCCTTGCCATATTAATTATTGTTTCGCCATTTGCGGCCAAACTTTGGAGCTAACATGGGCGGTTGCGGATCTAGGGTAAAAACCGGCCCAAAACAGGGAAAAGTCACCGTTACGTACATGCGTAAAGGGGGTGAGGCGTCCAGCAGAAGTCAAGGCAGTAAAATTTGTCCGGCGGGCAAAGCATGGGCAAAAAGCACGTTTGACACATATCCTTCTGCTTACGCCAACATGGCGGCCAGCAAATACTGTAAAGACCCCAATTATGCCAAAAAGGCAAAAGGCAAAGCCTAATGGGCGAGCTTAAAAAATGGCGGGATCAAGAGTGGGTTCGTATTGACAGTAGTGGCAACATTGCTGGCGAGTGTGGCACGTCTAAGAACAAGAAAAACCCTGATCGTTGCCTGCCTCGTTCTAAAGCTAACAGCTTGAGCAAATCGGAACGCGCCGCGACGGCCCGCAAAAAGAAAAAAGCGGGTGCTCAAGGACAACAAGTTGTTTCAAATACCAAGGCGGCCAAGGTACAAATGGCCGCTTGTGGCGGGGAAGTACGAAAAAATCACAAAGGTTGTGGTGCGGTGATGTCCAACCGCAGAAAAAAAACTAGGTATGCCTGATCATGGACGTAGAAAAAGGCGTTATGGAGGAAATCAAGGCTTGGTCTAAACAAGCTTTGGAGTCCCCTCACCCGTTTTTTAACAACCTTCCGGCTTGTCCTTATGCTCAAACTGCTTGGGCTAACGACAAAGTCGGATTTTGCTTTAGCTACACCGCCAAACGTCAGGGTTTGTACTCGGCGCTATCTCAGTTTGACGACCGCTGGGATGTGATTTGTTACGTTGAGTTTCAATATGAGCCTGATGCGGAGTCTTTTCACGACTACATTGCCTCCATTAACCATGCTATTTCTATGGGCTTTTTTATTCAAAAGGACCTGTGGGTCATGGGCTTTCACCCGGATGACGATCAAGAAGAAGCATTTGATGTGCCTTTTGAGCCAGTAGTCGATGATTTGTATGCAATAACCTTCATTCAGAGGCTGTCTAAGCTGGAAAAATCGGCGGAAATGCTGAGAGAAAAAGGGTATTATGAGAATTACCTAAAAGACCCGGAGATGGCACATCTTTGGGACGAGCGGCAAGAAACCTACAGGAGATTATGCGATGCCGGGATCAAATAGAAAGATGGCGAAAAAGAAGCAAGCACCAATCAAAAGAATGCGCGGCGGCCCTGCGATGTTGAAAAAAGGTGGTGACGCGTCAGGCAAGGCGGCGGTTCGTAGTTCTTGCCCAAGTAAAGGCCTCTAAACATGGCTGTTTCGGGTTCAACAGACTTTGAGTTAGATGTAAGCGATTACATTGAAGAGGCGTTTGAGCGGTGCGGGCTGGAAGTTCGTACTGGTTATGACCTTAAAACGGCCAAACGGTCGTTGAACCTGATGCTGGGCGATTGGGCCAACCGTGGTTTGAATCAATGGACTATTGAGCAAACTACGGTAGTTTTGACGCAAGGCACGGGAAACTACGCCCTTGGTTCCTCGACAATTGACGTTTTAAACGCTGTGGTGCGCCGCAGTAGCACCGATTATGCACTGGAGCGGATCAGTCGTAGTGACTTCATCAATATTCCCACTAAGACGCAACAAGGTCGCCCGTCTCAGTTTTTTGTGGACAGGCAGATAGATCCTACGTTGAAACTTTGGCCAGTGCCTGAAAACAGCACTGACACGGTGATTATTGACAAGCTTGTACGGATGGACGACGCCGATACGTTTACCAACACCATGGATATTCCGTTCCGGTTTTATCCCTGTTTGGCGGCGGGACTAGCGTATTACCTTGCCATCAAACGCGCCCCTGACCGCGTACAGCTTCTCAAGGCGGTGTATGAGGAAGAGTTTGAACGGGCCGCATCAGAGGATAGGGATCGCGCTTCGTTCAATATACAGCCGTCTATGGCGTACTCAAGGCTCCTCTAATGGGGAAGTTTGCTACAGGGAAGTTTGCCTACGGCATTTCTGACCGCTCCGGATTTCGTTACAAGCTTAACGAGATGAAGCGCGAGTGGACCGGGATGCTAGTCGGTCGTGACGAATACGAGCCAAAACAGCCTCAGTTGGAGCCGCGTGTCAAGGCGGTAGATCCGCAGGCCCTTCTTAATCCACGCCCAGATCGCGTAGAGCCTTTGGATGTGCCGGTGGCGGTGCCTTTGGTAGAAGGTCCTGCGTTTAGGCCAACGGTAGGGTTTGGCATTGCTGGCGCAGTAACGGTGACAACATCATGAGCTTTACATACGGTGAATTAAAGCAGGCCATACAGGATTACGCGGAAAACGACGAAACCACGTTTGTTAACAACTTGCCTGTTTTTATTCGTAATGCGGAAGAGCGCATTTTCAAAATGGTGCAACTTACGGACTTCCGTAAGAATGCGCTGGGCAACACCACGAGTAGCATCAAATATTTAGATTGCCCGTCCGATTTTTTGGCACCGTTGTCGCTGTCTTTGGAAGTTTCCGGCGAAAAAGTCTTTATTGATTTTAAAGATGTCAACTTTTTACAAACGTATGCGCCGGATAGCTCCGTTACGGGAGCGCCTAAATATTATGCGTTGTTTGACCGTGATAACTTTATCTTAGCGCCTACGCCGGATGCCGCTTATGTGGCAGAACTGCATTATTACTACCGACCTGCCAGCTTAACTAGCTTAACGGATAGCGGCACTTCTTGGTTGAGCGAGAATGCTCCCCTTGCCATGCTTTATGGCAGTCTTTTAGAGGCTTACACCTTTATGAAAGGCGAGCCAGATATGATCGCGCTGTACACGCAACAGCTTCAGATGGCGTTGGCAGGCATGAAACAATTTGGTGAGAACAAAGAAGTTACGGATCAGTATCGCACTGGGATGCTAATAAGGCCTAAACAATGATGGTAGAAGGGGGTAAAATAAGCCCCGGAATAGTCGAAATACAGACTACCAACCATCGTGGCTTCACTCCAGAGGAGGTTGCCGAGCGATGCCTTAGCAAGCTTCTGAGCGTTTCTGATACCGCCCCGCCCGCAATTAAAGAGCAGGCGAATGCTTACAAGGATCACATGCGCGCGGTTCTTGTTTTTTATATGAAAGAGGCGGTCAAAAGCGACCGAACCACTGTGTATAACGCCTTGTGTGATGCGGGGCAAAAAGACTTAGCCGAACTTATCAGGAGACTTTGATATGGCTTTTACAGGTAACTTTATGTGTACGTCCTTTAAGCAGGAACTGCTTCAGGCCAAGCACGACTTCACTGCCAGCACAGGTCACACCTTTAAGCTGGCTATGTACGACAACAATGCAAGCTTTACGGCGGCCACGACTGACTATACCGCGACTGATGAAGTTAGCGGCACGGGCTATTCTGCTGGCGGCGGCACTTTGACTAATGTTACGCCCACCACGTCAGGAACAACGGCGCTGACTGATTTTGCCGACCTGACATTTAGCTCGTCCACGATTACTGCTCGCGGCGCGTTGATTTACAACACCACTACGGGCGGCGGTACGAGCACGACGGACACGGTTGTCGTTTTGGATTTCGGCTCTGACAAATCATCCAGTGCAGGCGATTTCACCATCGTATTCCCAACCGCTGACGCATCTAACGCTATTATTCGGATTGCATAATCATGGCTCTGGTCGTTGCTGATCGTGTAAAAGAAAACACCATTACCACAGGTACAGGCGCAGTTACGCTTGCCGGTGCGGTCACCAACTTTGTGACATTTGCTTCTGTCCTGTCTGACAGCGACACGACCTATTACGCAATTGTCGATGACACGAACAATGATTTTGAGGTTGGCCTTGGCACGTTTACTGCGAGCGGAACCACGCTCTCGCGGGACACGATTCTTGCTAGCTCAAATGGCGGGTCTGTTGTCAACTTGTCAGCAGGAACCAAGGAAGTGTTCATCAACTACCCTGCTGGAAAGTCTGTGTATCTTGACGGCTCGGGGCAGTTAGTAATTGGTGGAACGGCAGTTACAGCAACAGCCGCTGAAATCAACTACCTTGACATTACCACCTTGGGAACGTCTGAGGCGAGTAAGGCGGTTACTGCCGACGCAAACGGAGATGTTGCGCTTTCAGAAGAGTTGAAGGCTAAAAGCTATAACGAAACATATGCGTCGGTCACGTCGTCATCTAACGCCACCACGGTAGATTGTGAGGCGGCAAACTCATTTGCACACACGTTGACGGAAAACACCACGTTTACCTTCAGTAATCCTCCGGCTAGCGGCACGGCCTACACACTGTCACTTGAGATCATTCAAGACGCCAGTGCGTCCGGCTACACAGTCACATGGCCGGGGTCCGTGATCTGGCCAAACGCAACCGCGCCCACTTTGACCGCTACAGCAAACGCCAAGGATGTTTTTGTGTTTTACACCCGAGATGGCGGGACGGCTTGGTATGGGTTTACTTCCGGTCAGGCGTTTGGCTAATGGCCACCAAGAAGAAACTTCTTGAAGCCGCCGCAGGCGCGAGCTTAGCCCCTGACACAGGCGATCCAGAATTTGCCAATGTTGTCTTGTTGCTAGATGGTGATGGTACTAGCGGCGATCAAAACGAAACCTTTACAGACTCATCTACTAACGGCTTTACGGTTACTGAAACTGGCTCTGTAGTACAGGGTAGCTTTAGTCCGTATGGAGATAATTGGTCTAATAGCTTTGATGGAAACAGCGATGCGTTAACAATACCAGACAGTGCTGACTTTGACTTTGGTACTGGTGATTTTACTATTGAGTGTTGGGCTAATACGTCATCGTTTGCATCGGCATAC